TGCGGTTCTTTTTATTTCGGTTTGGTACTGCCACCAGTGTAGTGGGTTGACGTTGCTGATGAAGATTACGTGAGTCCAGTAGGCGAACTTGTTTGCGTAGCGGCAGTCGATTTCGTAGGGGTACTTGTCTACCATCTCGTTGAGCGTTTCTATGGCCCATTTCTCGTAGTCGAATTCGTCGAACACTATTGTTGTCTGCTTGTTGTAGCTGCTGAATGGATCCCTTCCTGGTCTTACTTTGAATGCTGATGGGCATTGGTTAAAGACTCTCCAAGTCTTCCCAACTCCCGGAGGTCCCCAGAGAATGGTTACTGTGACGTTCCTCAGGTCCTGGGGCGGTGGGTCTAACGATTTCTCCAGCTTCTCTAGTCCGCAGTGGTACTTGACGTAGATTTCCGGGTATTCCTGTTGAACTTTCTTTATCCCTCCCTCCTTCAGTGCTGTGACTGCTTGTGTAATGTCCGTCCTTCTCCCCTGTTTCCCTTGATCTGGCTCGAACTGTCCGTCTTCTCCCCAGTCTAGTCCTGCAGCTTCTCTCTCCTTCGAACAGTACTTGAGGTTCTCCTCCTCCGTTCCTCTCGCTGGCTCTAGGTGGGCTGTCTGGTGGATTGCTAACTTCATTTGCGAGAGAAGTCTCCTCGTCTTCATGCGTACGTATCCTTGTATGTGCGGCGTACCAGTGCTCGGGCACGTCTCCATCTCCCAGACGATGTAGTGCATAGTCGAAGGGCAGAAAGCCGGTCTCCATGTGTTCGGGTTTGGGACAGTGAAGGTCCATCTTGCACTCTTGGACATAATAATAAAATGAATATTATCTAGATATTTTCGCTTAAATAGTAGGGAGAACACGGGAATTTTTGGCGGGAAGCGTTTTAATTGGTACACGTGGCATGAGTTATAAATAGAAAAGATATTAATATCCCACGTCACGATACAACTCGAAAAAAAGGGGAGGGGACCCCGAAGGGGGAGGGCACAGCCCTCCGGGGAGCGGGGCAGAGCCCCGCATCTAGGCCGATGCGGAGCATCGAGGCCGCATCCCCGGATTACTAGTGCTGCTGGTGGTCACTTAAGTTGGCCCGCCTATGGTGCTGGGTTCGAGTCCGGGGAAGATATTTTTTAAATATCTTGTGACGCCTAAAGGTATAGTATTACCCTTTAGGCAACCTGTGTCCATGTGTCCTCTGTCCAGATATTTTTTAGATATTTTTATTTATTATTTATTTTTTTTATTGCTGATGGGTTACAAGCGGAGGCGTTCTAGTGGTTCTTATTCTGCTTCTAAGCGTGCGCGGACGTATACACGTACTAGGCGCATACCTCGTCGTAGATTTAACCGTCGTCGTCGGCGATTTGCTAGGCGCGGATCTCGCGGTACTCTTGGCTATTTTACTAAGCGGAACTATGGTATCGGTGACAGCAAGTTGGTTCGATTGGTGTGGAGTGGGGAGGAGACTGTTTCAGTTTCTGCGAGTACTTATACGAATAATACTGCTTGTACTTCTATACAGGTCAACTCCGCTTACGATCCGTGGAACGGTATTACAGGTACGTATAATGTTACACCCGGTGGTTTTGATTTACACAGTAAGTTGTATAATCGTTACATTGTTATTGGCGCAAAGCTTGTTGTTACTTTTCGTTTCAATACTACTAATGCTTCTGATCAGTTTAACACATGGTACAAGGTTGGTCTTCACAAGGCCACTACTTCGACGCTTGGCTATATAGATAGCTGGGAGAAGGCTGCTAGTGATCCTGATAGTGTGACTAGGAATGTTGTTGCTATTCGGCAGGTTCCTACTCGTGCTACAGTTAAGATGAACTTCAGTGTTAGGAAGGAGTATGGGGTGAAGGATTTGCGGGATCAGCTTCTTACTACTACGGGGGCTAATGCTCCTGTTACTGCTAGTCCGACATTCGGTATGTATGTTACTCCGTGGTGGCAGCCTGTCGGTGATGGCGGTATTGTGAACTATGCTCAGAAGATCTATGTGGAGTACCATTTGTACCAGTCCTGCTTGTTCTACGATAGGCGTGACATGGGTGATTTGGCCGCAGCTGATAGTGTTATTCAAGGCATTTAAATTAATTGGGTTTCTATTAAAATTTCTTGTGTTTGTGATGTTACTTCAATGATTTCTGATACTCTTCTGAAGAATGCGGTTCTTTTTATTTCGGTTTGGTACTGCCACCAGTGTAGTGGGTTGACGTTGCTGATGAAGATTACGTGAGTCCAGTAGGCGAACTTGTTTGCGTAGCGGCAGTCGATTTCGTAGGGG